CACGCGCGGCCACCTGCATACCCACCCCCTAGGAAGGACCCGCGCTCAATCATTGCCATGCCATGACCACCGGGTCCCATCGAACGTGACCTTGATGTTGAGCGCAGCCGCGATGTCTTCGATGGTGGAAGCCCACGGACCTTTGTGGCCGGGGTTGTTTTCAAGGTGCCAGATGGATTGACGCTTGGCGTTCAACCGCTTCGGGTCGCACCCCGGCTCAAGCATGAGCCGCGCCAGGCCAACATACCCAAGGCCAGCCGTTAGCCTAGCGTCTCGCAGCATCTGGCTCACTTCCAGCCAGCCATCTTTCTCCGGTGCTGGTTCACCCCTGCTCATCGCGATACCTCCAAGCCAATCGCGTGTTCTCGCGCGCGTCGAGCTCGCCAAGGGCGGCGCGAAAAGCCTTCACCAAGCCCCACCCAATCACCACGCTGGCATCATCGTTGCGAAGCACCAGCGCTTCCCGCTCAATGCGATAGGTGAACGGCAACGCATCACCAAGAGATTGCACCACACCTTCAGCGTCAACCTCCGCGTTCGCCAGTCCAATCAACGTGGCATTGGCCAGCCGCTTATCTTTGGGCACTGGCGCTGCATCTTCGTCCGCTTTGACCAACGGACCGCCAGCAATCTTCTCAACCATTGGTTTCCTTTTGGTATGCCATGACCAGCGCTGCGGCATCGTAAACGTGCTCAACCGCTCGCTTTGCGCGACCAACCGCCTCATGAGCGATGCCGTATAGCTCGGGCCACTTGTTCAAAACACCATCAGCCACCGCGCCTTTTGTGGCGCTTCGACTGCCTCCAGCCGCCATCTTTCCGGCTGAAGCTGGCAGAGTCAAGCACGGAATGTTTTGGCCGTCTGCCACGCTCAACGCCACTGCGTAACCATAGCCAAGACCAAGCGCAGCACGCGAGCTCTTCGAGCCGGCCGGGGCTTCGATGAGCATCAGGTCAGGCTTGTAGACTTCGCAAATTGACCGGAGCGGACGGCATAGCTCTTCGATGCGGCGCGCGTCATCGCGATGCTTTGGGAGCTTGCCACTAGGCTTGGTTCGGATGACGCCAGCGCCTTTGATGCGCTCATCTTCGAGCCGCACAACGCACCAGCCAAGATTCGCCAAGCCGGTATCAATGCCGATCACAATCATGCTCAACCTCAAACTGTCAACGCTTTCGGCCAAACTGTCAACGCTGGCCACTCTGCAACTATGCAACACGCAAGCGTTTTTTCAAAGTGTCAACAGCTGTCAACGGTAGCGTTGACACATATTGCTCAACAATTGCATAGGGTTAGGCCAAAGTGTCAACGTTTTTGGCCTTTCTCGCGTAAAGACAAAAGCGTCAACGTCACTATAAAGTCAATTTTATATATATACATATATATATAATATCATTACGCTTTTTCAAAAAGTGGCTAGCTTTAGCTTTCCAACTACCGCACCCCCGTTGACATGTTGACACTTTGGCCTAAGCCCTTGATATGGCTAGCGAATAAGTGTCAACGGAAGCGTTGACAGAGCGTTGACACCGTTGACAGTTTGGAGGTCAAAACGTGACTGCCCGGTCATTGTTTCAGTCAACGTGTATCTTCAAGCGTCCACTGTATCCGATTGGACACACCGCACTTGTGCGCAGAAGTGCGCACTTGTGAGCACTGGTTATCCACCTGCACAAAGGGGGGTGACATCCTGCACAAAGGGGGGTGACAAGCACCCCGTAACCCTTTGATTTTAGGTAGCTCGTTTTGCGTAAAACCCCATAAGAATGACACCTGCACAAAGGGGGGTGACATTTTAAAGAAGCCTTGCTCAATCGCGCACTTGTGCGCACCCTTGGTGCGTGTTTCGGCGCGAATCCTTCAGCCTTCAGAGCTCGGATAAGCCTTGGCATCGGGATGGAACATCACGCCATGAGCTCGCCCAATCTTCACCGGCTGTATCCACCCCATTTGATGCAGCGTGTCAACCGCCGCATCGAACGCTTCGCGCTTGTTACCGAAGCGTCGCGTAAGCAACCGCCAGAGGTCGCGGAGCCTAACGCTTTGCCCTGGCCATCCTTCATCGCGCGCTTTCTCGAGGATAGTGAGACAGCCTCGGTATTCGTCATTGTCTCGAAGATGCGCGAAGGCATAGTGCGCATGATTGATGAAGTAAGAGCCAAGCACCAAGCCGCGTTCAACCACTTCAAGCGGTATGTCTCCGCGCCCGTCGTCGGCCAGCCAGAGAAGCGCACAGATTCGCGCAAGAGTGCCCGTTAGCTTGCCGGCCCACTCCCCAATGATGCAATTCTCACCGGTCGGCTTCAACGTCGGCTCCAGTTGTTTGCTCCATGCGTTAAGCCGGTGAATGGCTTCACACTCGAAGGCCATTACCTCAGGCTCGCTTGGCATCGGCATCGAGCACAGCCAACGGATGCCTTGGTTGTATCCCTGCCGCGCTGCATGAGTCATCGGCTCCACATCAAGGAAGCCCTTCCGGCTTCCCACGTTAGACTCGGGAAATGAGTACAGCGGCCGCGCAAGCAAGCCGTTGCCGGCGAACTGCTCATTGGCCAGCGCACCCCGAACGATGGCCGGCTGGACGGTCAATCCAAGCGTGATGGCTGCGTTTCGCACGAACTCTTGGCGGTTCCGCCTATCAACGCGGATGTCTCCACCTGAATACCCTTTCAAAAGCGTGGATGCATGCACCTTGCCGCTCGAATAGTGTCCCGCCGCAATCCCAAGCACCGCACCCTCATCGCTCATGATGGCTATCCGGCCGTCATGGTCGGCCAGCACGGTCGCAAGCATCTCCATCGTGACATCGTCCACCACGAGCCGTGGCGCTTTCAGCACGGGCAGGCAATCAATGTCCCGTTGCTTCCGCTCAATCTGATCGGCCAAATCCGCTTGCTCTGCCGGATGCTTGGTCTTGATAGCCTTGGTCTTGAGCTGCTCGAGCCGGCCTTTCTCGACTGCCATCGTATGGCCAGCCACCGCTATATCCGTTTGCATCGCTTCGGCTCGCTCTCGCTCCCACTCGTTAATCGGCGCAAGCGCTGAAGCGAAAACAGGGCTTTTGCGCGAGCTCGGAAGCATCGCCACGATGGCCCATAGGTTCAACGGCTCATACCAACCACCAGCCAGATGCACCACGCGCTTTTTGGCAACCGCCGCAGCCATCGCGCAAAGGCCCATCATGCCGGCCATCTCTGCCGGCGTTTGCGTCTCTTCGGACAATTCAACCGCCCACCGTCGCAGCCACCCCGGAAGCACTTCCACCGGGAAAGGCAAGCGCTCAAAGTCGGGTTCGAGCTGCGCCGGGGGTGGCCAGGAAGACACGCCACCGGCCGCACCGTCATCACCAGACTTGGAGGATGGTGGATAACCGTCATCGTCGGTCGCGACCGGTGGCGAATTCATACTTACCGCGACCGCCGTGGTCGCGTCATCAAGTTTGTCGCCAATCGGCACCGGACCCTTCATGTAGCCTTCGCGGACATGCCGCTCGAACTGCCCGCGCTCGTTCGGCGCCCACGGTGGCACGCATCTTGAGTTGTACTCACGCCATAGGATGTCTTGCACTTCGCCCAAAGACAGGCCAAAGCCGCAAAGGTGGCTCGCCACCTCGAAAAGCGTCGTCTGGCCGTTGCTGCCTTGAATGGCTGGCTCTGCCTTTTCAAGCCACCGTCTCGCGCGCTCTTCAATGGCCAGTGGCAAGCGCGGCTGCACTTCATCCACGCGAAAGGATAGCGCCTGCGCTTCGGATTGCTTGCCAGGCCATGGCGCGCGGCCTTGTACGCAATCGGTCAGCCACTTTGGCATCAATGCCGCCCACCAATCGTCAACGGTAGACGTATCTAGCCGGTCGGATGCGCTGGTCTCAAGCCATTCATAAGGCTGGCCGTTCGCGTGCATCGAAGGTGGTGCAATCACATAACCGGTCCCGCACCCCCTCACGTCGATGCCTTTGGGCAGATTGCCGGTCTTATTGCTCAAGGTCTCGCGCGGTTGATAGTACAGATGGAAGCCCCCGCTTCCCGTTTTGGCCGTCAACGTTTCAGGCCAATCAACGGCCGTCATCAGCTCCGGGTCATCGATGTCAATAACCACGCCAGGCCCAGGCCACCCCGTCACCAACCCCACGTTGGCATCCGGCATGGCTTGCCACCATGCGCGCACCGTCTCAAGGTCATCGGTGGCTTGCTCCGTCCATCGTATCCGCTGGCCGTCCACAACGGCCGGACGCTTGCCGCGTGGCTCGCATGGGAACACCCGCCACCCCATGGTGGCGTACGTCTCTGCCGCTTTTCCAAATATCGTCATGCTTCCCCAAGTTTGGTACTGATTAGCGCACGTTGGGCTTCGCTAAATCCGAGCACGCAACCGCCATCGCTCGCGCACGCTGCGTGCGTCCTGCACACCACGCAGCAAACGAACCAACGCGGCTCTGTGGCTTCAACCACGCGCTTTTGTGTCTGTTTACGGTCATCCATTAAAACACTCCACCGCCATGGGCGGCTCACGTAGTAACCGCCAAAGCATTCGAGAAAGGCAAGCTCAAAAGGTGAAAAAAATGTTGACGCGCCAGGAATGACGCTTCACCGTTGGGTCAGGATAACCGACTAGACACGGACGCGATACAGCGACCGCAGGAGTGACCTATCATGACGATGTATGACCGCATAGATGCTGCCATGGGGCTTACCGATGCACCGGCCACGGCCGCCCATCTCTTTCAGTGGTTCGAGAGCCACAAGCGTCCCATGAGCGAACAGCGCGCCGACATTTACAACCAGCTTGAGTATAGCTTGGCCGATGTCAACATCGCCCTTCGCGCCGCTGGCCGGGACTATGCACCCGCGCCGCTTGAACTGATGAATCTGGCCGATGCCGTCTCCACGCTTCGGACCATCACCGCGTTGATGCTCGAGCGCATCGACCACATCAAGAGCGAGGATGAAACGGCATGAATTATCAGCAATTAGGCGGATACGCTACCAACCGAAAGCGGTGGCGCTGGATGCCGGGGATGCTGGTGCGCGGATTCGACCCAACCACTAAAAACCCGGCTTGGATGCGCTTGCGAGAGTTTCACTCATCAATGTCGCTAACCGCTCAGGCTGAACAGCTGTTGCAGCCTTGGCCAGACTTCTCCGACCCCGCCACGCTGGGATGTCTTTTGGCGCTCGTGAGGCAAGAAAACGACGACCCACGGCTTCATTGCCGGCTTCGCGCCAACAAGTTCCGCGTCTTTAGTGGTGTCACACCGGTCGGCCGATGGGTCGATAGCGAGGCTAAAGCACTAATAGACGGCCTGATGGTCTGCGAACATCATTGAACAAGGATAAAAACGCATGAAACCACCCTTTGAGATAACCACCACTTTAGGCCGTCAAGACGCCCACATCACGGCCGTCATTCACGGACCTAGTGGTGCCGGCAAGACATACTTGAGCCGCACCACCGGCCAGACTGAAAGCACGCTTATCTTGAGCGTTGAAAACGGCTTGCTATCGCTTCGAGATGTCGAGATTGCAGCGGTTGAGCTTGGCGGATGGGAAGAGCTCCGCCAGATGTTCGGATGGCTGTCGCAGCAAAAGCCGCAACCATACACATGGGTCATTGTCGATAGCATCAGCGAGCTCGCTGAAAGCCTGCTAAACAACCTAAAAGAGCAAAGCCGAGACCCACGGCAAGCCTACGGCGAAATGCAAGACAGCGTGGTTCGCTTCGTGCGCGCTGTACGGTCGCTTCCTTGCAACGTGGTGTTGCTGGCCAAGCAAGAGCGCTTGCAGGATGACCAAGGCCGGATGCTCTACGCGCCTTCATTCCCTGGAAAGCGACTAAGCCAGGCCATCCCATATCTGGTGGATGAAGTCTTGGCGCTCATCCCGAACCAGGACGAAGAGACCGGCCAGATGAAGCCCTATCTTCAATGCCACCCTGATTCAAGCTACACCGCAAAGGACCGAAGCGGCCGGCTTGGGCTCCATGAGCCGGCCAACCTCGCAGCCATTTACCGCAAAATTAACGGGGGAAAGACCGATGTTTAGAGTTGAAGACGTTAAGCCCAAAGCCAACAAACAAGACAAGTTTGAGCCGCTACCGCCAGCGGTCTACGATGCGCAGATTGAATCCGTGGAGCTCCGCGACAACCGAAGCAACACCGGCTCTTTTTTCAAGTTTCGCTGGCGCATCCTTGGACCGTCGCACACCAACCGCGTCATTTTTAGCAACGTGACGTGGCAACATCAAAACCCCATCGCGCAAGACATCGGCCGGCAAAACCTAGCGGAGCTATGCACCGCGCTGAAGCGCAAGGGCTTCGACCGCCCCGAAGAGCTAGCCAACGGCACGTGCAAGATATTGGTGGGCATCGAGCGCAGCCCGCAATATGGACCGCAGAACACGGTGAAGGGATACCGCGCCGCAACATCGCAACGCGAGCGCCAGCACCGGCCGCAGGGTGGCGGTAGGCCACTCCCGCCGCAGCCGCAGCCGGCCCGCTATGATGACTCAGACGTGCCGTTCTAGGTGGCCGGCATGTTGAAGCTCAACCTTTCGTTTTCCCGCGTTGATAAATGGGTCCGATGTCCCAAAGCCTACCGCTACCGCTACCTTGACCGGCTCAAAGAGCCGAGCACGGGCGCGCTTGACTTCGGCAAAGCGGTCCATGCTGCGCTCGAGGCATACACGCTCGGCCGGCCACTTGGTGAGCTCGAGGAGTTTGCAGCCAATGCCGGCATTCGCGACCACCGGCAGATTGACGAGCTTGGCGCGCTGGTCACTAAGGCCAAGCGCCACATCGACGGGCGCGATATCATCGGCGTTGAACGCGCTTTTGATGTTGCGCTTGGCGATAGCGGACCGGCCGCACGCCTGGCGCTGGTCGGTTTCATCGACCGCATCGATAGCCTTGACTCTGATACCGTTGAAGTCGTCGATTATAAAACCAATCAAGCGTTGATGAGCCGCAAGGAAGCTGAAGATAGTTTGCAGATGGAGGTCTACAATCTCGCCGTGCGCCAGCTCTACCCATGGGCCAAGACGGTGAAGTTGACCTTTCACCTGCTACGGCATGACGTGCTCATCAGCGTCATGAAGACGGCTGAAGATGCAGAGCGCACCAAGCGCTTCCTCCTGGCGACGGGCAAGCGGCTTCTCGCGCTCCACGATGGCCAGGACATTGCCACACCTGCGGAGCTATCAACGCTCTGCGGCTGGTGCGGTTACCGCTCGCGTTGCCAAGCCTATCAAGCCGTCCTAGCCGGTGGTGAGCCGGTGGCATGGGCAGACCTTGAAAAGCCGGAAGACTTGGCGAGCCAGCGCGAAGACATCGCCGCGCGAATCAAGATACTTGACGGCCGAAAGCGGGAGCTGGATGGCGCCATCAAGCAAAGGCTTGAGCTCGAGCCGGATGGCCAATGGACGGCCGGTGGCCGGACGTATCGATTGAGCACCAGCACCAAGCGAGTCTTCCCACCAATGGAGACCGCGCAAGCCATCGCAGAGCGCACCAGCACCCTGCTTGGCGATGTCTTTGACCGGTATGCCACCTTCAGCACCACCAAGCTCGGGAAGCTCACTAAAGAAGATAAAGAGCTGCGCGAAGTGCTTGATTGCTTGGCTGATAGAGTGCCGTACCAGCGGTTGGTTTCAAGCAAAGTGAAAAGGCCATAAGGCTCCGCCTTCATTGAGTCTTATTTTTTTTAAAATAATAGTTGCAATATGGGCCCAGGCGCGTACAGTTGATTCATCAACACGGACACGGAGCCCAAAAAATGACAATTCAACAACCTGAATGGATGCCCGGAAGCTACGATTGGAGCTGCGCCACCTTCCTTGATTCGCTGCTTTGCTTAGGACCTTCAAGCGATTGGCGCAAGCTGCGTTGCCCATGCCTAAGCCCAAACAGTAAAGACGCGCTGAAGCTGTACCGCGAGCACGGTGAAGCCCTCAACGCATATGTCAAAGAGCAAAGCGTTAAGTCCAACCCATGGGGAGCGCTTCCGTCCGAGCTTTATGATGAGGATGGTTGCGAGCTTGATACCTGGGAGCTGGACGACAAAGAGCTTTTGGCCGTCCATTGGCTCATCAATGAAGCGATTATGTGCTTCGCGCATGAAGCTCTTGACCTTGTTGAAGCCGGCCAAGCCGCTTGATGCGCTGCAAAGCCTGCCAGCAAAAGCTACCACCGGCCAAGCCAGGCCGGGGTCGCCCTCGCGTGTTTTGCGATGCTGAATGCACGGCATTGGTCCACCACGCAAAGAAGCTCTTGGTGGCACTCGAAGCCAAAGCCGCTATGATGCCAAGCAAGCCGTGGCGGCTTCACCTAACGCATAGCAACCTTCAAGCGTGGCTCACCAGCCTCGAGGATGACACACAATGACGACGCGCGCGCAACCTTTGAACTTTGGTGTTGATGATTGGTTTTTCACCGAAGATGTGGCCAAGTTCACCTTCGAGCTCTACGAAGACAGCGCCGGAACGCCCGTGGATGGCACCGGCTATGATGTCGAATGGCGCATATGCATCGACCAGGAAGCAAGCACGGTGGTGCTTGGAACCATCGACGCCACGGAAGAAGCGGCCGGCCGGTGGCAAGTTTCATGGGATAGCACCGGCCAGCCCATTGGCACGCATCCGCATCAGTTCCGGGTTCGGCCACCGGGTGAAGGATGGCGCACCTATCACAGTGGCGTTATTCAGATTCGCGAGCTTTGTTAATCAAGCACCGGCATTCGATGTTGTAAAAGCAATCCGAGTCATCGCAGCTTGCTAAGATGTCACCGCATTTGGCGCACCTGCCCACCCATATGTGGTGGCTGTTGCCCTTCAGGTAGCACGGCGTGCATTCAATCTCTACTGTCTGCCCCATGGGCAGGCAGTACGCTGCAACGCTTAGCAGGATGTCAGGCATCCGATATGAGCTGGAAGCCATCAGAGATTGCTGTTGAAGCCCTGCGCGCCCTTTCTTGGCTCATCGGCCAGGACGGGCATAGATAGCGTGATGCCGTGCTTTGGATGCGTCAGCCAAAGGCTTTGGGACGGTGGCTCATAGTGGAAGCGTTGCTGGCGTGCGTACTCGTCATAACCCTTCAGCGTGCCATTGACGCGCACATCCCGAAGCGCAAGATATTGGTGCCAATGGCCCATCACAATGACATCAAAGCCACGCCCAACCGCCGCCATGCTTGCGGCCGTCTTCTTATAGCCGCGCATGATGGGGCCAAGCGCACCAATGATGCCGTTGCCACCCTTCACCCCCATTGAATCGCCATGAGTCAAAAGGTAGCGAAGCCCCGCGCAATCATAAAGAAGGTCGGTCTCTTCGCTCACCTGGACCGTGATGCGGTCATCGTTGGCAAACTCCCGCTCAAGCAAGCAATACAGCATCCAGCCATAGCTATGCTCTGCCCTGGCCTTGGCAAAGGTGCGCTTGGTGCTCCGGTCATGGTTGCCATCGACGCAAGGAACGAAGACGTTACCAAATTCGTCAGCTAGTAAACGCAAGCCGGCCACTAGGTGATCACGAAGGTCAAGCGTCGCCGCAATCGGTGGCATCTCATCGGTCGCCAAGAGCTCAGGGTGTATGCCACCGGAGACCATATCACCACCAAGCGCAACCACAATGCCGGGGTAGCCGCCAGGGCTTACGATGTGGGACCGTAGAAGATCGATGGTTCCCTTGATAACGCGCTTCAACCGCTCGCGAGCTATGTCCACATCATACGCATTCAAGCCGAAGACCTCATACTCGCGAACCACTTCGCCCCAATGCAGGTCACTCAGCAAAAGCGTTGGCGTGCCAGCGCTGCCCCGTATCGCTTTAGCTTGGTGGACCCATCGTGGAGCCTTGGCCGGCTTTTCGGCCAGCTTGAAGGCGAGCTTGCGGAGCTTGCGCCGCTCAAATTGACTTCGACGACTTTGTTTTAAAGCGCTCTTGAGCTGGCGAAGCTCATCGGCCATGCCGGTCGCTTCGACTTCATCAAGGCCGGGGCTTTCTTCCACCGGCGCCGGCTTGCCTTCATCGCGGATGGCTTGGTGAAGCTCTTTGGCTTGCTCATTAGTGATGCCCAGCTTTGAAGCCGTTCGCTGGTGCTGATAGTTGCGAGCGTTGCGACCTACAATGGCGTAATGCTCTGAATCCTTCAGCTCTTCAAGTGTCATCGGAGCTCCACTGCTAGCCACACCGCCCCCACTATCACCGCGCCCACGGCCGCGCCAATCGTCGCAATGCCCCACGCTGGCAACGGCTCAACCGCTGGCTGGCGCTGCTTCAAAAGCTCTCGGAGCTTATCGGCTTCAGTCCGATATGCACCGGCCAGCGCTTCTGCCTTTTGGAGCTCGAGCCGGCTTGCGTCTTTTTCGTGCTTAAGCTCAAGCTCAAGCCGTGGCAAGACCGATACCTTGAGCTGTACGCATTCAACCGCCACGCGCTCAGGGAAAAGCACGCCCGTGCAAGGTGCCGCAGCGCCTTCGCTCAGTTCAAAGGCTTGTGGGCATGGCTTGGACGCCATCAAGACGCTCGCCAGCGCCACCAGCGCCACCACCCTAGTCCGCATCATCGAGCCCAAAAGCCGCGTTGACCTTGCCGGCCGTCGATTCAATGGCGTCGATGTCCGCTTCAGCGGCTTTGATGTTCTCCAAGAGCTTCGCCGTTCGCTCTTCGAGCGCTTTGGCTTGCTCCGCATACCTGCCAGCCGCTTCGGCTTGAGCCTTGGCCCGCTCTTCAGCGGCTTCGATGGCACCGCGAAGGGTCTCAATGTGCTTGCGGTAGCCTTGCGCTTTGCTGCGCCAGGACCGGCCCCAAAGATAAAGCGCGATAGTGGTTGGCACGATGAGCACCACGCCCAAAAGCCAGCCACCGGCCTTCTTTAGTGCGCCGGCCACACCGGCCATCATTTTCGCGCCTTAATCATTGCGATGGCCGTATCAACCACGGCTTGGCTGCTCACGTAGGCAATGGCGATATTGGCCCATTCAGAGCCCTCGAGATGGCCACCGAAGAGCGCAGCGGTTGACACCCCGAACGCGATGAGTTTTCGGCTCGCAAACTTGCCGAGCGCCTTGTCTAAAAGTGCTTTCATTGCCGTTGTTTTAACAGAAGCCGCCTAATCTCTGCAAGCTCGGACCGCATCTGCCGCAGGTCTTCTCGCAGCGAGGCGAGCTGCACAACCAATGTTTCGACCGGCCGCAAGCGCTCTTCATAGCGTTCTAGGCGCTTCTTATTGTCGGCCACTTCGGACGCCATATGGTTCACATCCGCATAGAGTGTGCCGGCAAAGCTGGCCACCGCAAGGACCGTGAGACACCAGCCAACCACCGTCCCGACATTCGCCCGAAGCCATCCGCCGTCATCGCTCATACTTCAAGCCCTTCCATACCTGGGGGTTTTTTGGCCCTTTCAACGGGCACCATGCCGCAATCTCAGTATACCCAAGCTCATGGCACGTTGCGATGCTTTCCCGCAGCCCTGGCGCCGTCTGCCGGTAAGAGCCAACGTTGTAGTCCGCCAGGTGAGGGATGATGCGCTGGCCGACTTCTAGCCGCTTGCCCCACTTTTTATGGGTCCACCGCTCGAGCTTGCCCGGTGTCCGATACCACGGCCGGGGCTTGATGCCATTGCGGCGGCCAAAAGTGTGGCACTGTGGCATCCAATAAGCTGCGCGCTCTGCTATCGACGCCACTTTAGACCACTTCACCATGGGAACGTCTGTAAAGCCCCAATCACGGCCGCAAAAGGCTTCTCCGATGGCTTCCGCCGCATCTTCGCGCTCGGATGCTTTAGACCTTGCCCAAGGCCCTTCAAGGTCGCATAGCAGACTTCTGGCTTGCGTCCGGTCGAGTAGCTCAAGGCAATCATCAATCATGCCGTTAAGCCATGGCGCCTTCGGACGCACCCACGTCATGAAGTGAACGTGGCAACCAAGGTCCTCGAGCTCATCGACGGCGTTCGCATAGTCGTCGAGCTGGTAAAACGTAAACCACGTTTCGCGCGCGTTCCCATCATTCAAGTTGATGATGACATCCGTGCAGAGCTCCGCGTAGCGCTCGCGAAGTTTCCGATTGTTCGGGTTGGCGATGCGGCCCCATGCGTTCAAGTAGGTGCGTTCGATTAACATGCCGTGCATAATATACCAGCACCACCCAAGGGTCTATGATGCTTGTCAACCTCAAGTTCGATACTGCCAGCTTTGACCGTCGCACCAAGCGCATCGCCAAGCAAATACCCTTTGCGATGTCTACCGCGCTTAATATGACCGCTTACGATGCGCGCGACCAGCTACGCGAAGACCTGCCGCACTATTTCACCATCCGGTCAAGGTGGGTGTCGAAGGGTATCGTTGTGACTCGAGCGAACAAAAAGACGCTCACCGCTGAAGTCGGCTCTCGCGATGCCTTCATGGAGCGCCAGGGCCATGGCGGCATCAAGACGGGATTGAACGCGGGGAGCATTGCCATCCCGCGCGCCATCCGAAAAACCAAAGCCCAAAAGACCACGCAAAGCCGATGGCCAGGCCGCTTGATTGCCAAAGGCAACCACATCGTTTTAGACCTGAAGAGCGGGGACAAAGGCGTCTTTCGCATCTACAAGCGCAAGCCGCCAAAGCTCATGTATGTGCTTCGCAAGACGCTCAAGGTGGAAAAGAATTGGCCTTTTGATATCCAGGTCTGGATAGCCGTAAAAAAGAACTGGGAGCGCAATCAGCTCCGCGCCATGGTCAAAGCGCTGAAAACCGCGAAGTAACTACTGCCAAAGCGGGATAAAGTATTGCGTCTTCACGCCGCCCGGTGGCCCAATCTGAAGTTGCAACCATTGCACCTGGCCAGCGCCAGCCGGACCAAGACCGCCAACGGTGGCAAGCGTCGCCGCAGCACCACCGCCAGGCGCTTGAGTCGCGTTGTTTGGCTCGATGTCGCCGCATTCGAGCTTCCCGGTGCCGGCCTTCATCTTCACCGTGAGGTTGCCACTGCCATCGTATAGGTTGACGGTGTTGGGGTCTGCCAAGGTGGGGCCAGGACCGGCGCCGAAACTCGAAGCCAGGACGACCACGTTGTCAGCAGTCACATCCGCGTCACCATCGCAAGAGATAAACGTGGAGAACTCACACGCATCAAGCCGTGGTCGCGCCAAAGCGCTCACCGAATCGGCACCACTGGCGATGATGGCCGAAGCCGTTGAGCCGGCCACCGTGCCACCGGTGCAGGCGATTGCGGCATTGTAAGATGACGATGCGCCTAGCGCCATCTGGACCAAACCAGAGCCGCTAGCAAGCGCCACGCAGGCCACCGCATCGGTGCTCACCGTGACTTCTCCACCGCTGGTGCTTTTGCAACCGATGATGGCCGAAGCCTTGCCTTGATTGGTCGGCACAAAGCCGGCCACGCTTGCGTCATAGGCGATGGTGGCCGAACAATCGTAAAGCGGCGAGCCACCATCGACATTGGTGTTGACTGATGCGATGACGGTAGAGCGTGGCGAGGTCACTTCAGCCGCTTGGCTTGCCAGAACGGCCGAGCTCCCACCGGATGCGAGCGAAGTGGTTGAAGCTACCACGGCTCGCGTGTGGTTCGTGGTAACGCTTCCCGTGCTTGCGGCATCGCTTTTGGCCGCTGCACCGCCACCGATGGCATCCCACGCTTGAGCATCATTGGCCTTATCCAGCGTCAAGCCGGCGTTCTCTACCAGCGCCGCAAGCTCATCCATCATCGTGTTCATATGCTCTGCATCAACGATGGTGCCTTGACCGGGCAAGCTGTCTTGATAAAAGCCAGCGGTCCCAATCGGGGTCTTGGCTGGCTTTATGGCCGTGTTATCGGTGGCGTCGGTTCGATACATGGTTCACCTAGCTATAAACGAAGACGGCCACGGTATGAGCCGGCTTTAGTCGGTTAATCTCGCACTCCAAGAGCGCCCGCTCTTCAGCGGTGAGCGTTGCGCTGGCATCTACCTGCCAATAGTAAATAAGGTCAGCTTGGCCAAGTCGCTGGCCGGCGCGGCTGGTGCCCACTCGGAAGGCCGAATACGGGTTTTCAGTGACGGTGACGATAAAGCCAAGATTCAGCGCCACTTCTTCAAAGAAAGCCGGGGTGCCTCCGTTCGTGGCTAGCCAGCGCGCCAACGCCACGGCTTGTTGCTCGCCAAGCGTTGCCGGTATTTCGGGCACGCAGTCATCCGGTATGCCCACCGCTTCAAGCCATCCTTCAATAATTCGGCTTGCGGTCTCTGGTGTCATTTCGGCATAGACCGCCGCAACCATGACCGCATGAACGCGCGCAAGCTCTTCCGCAGCCGCTTGAAGCCATTGGTCAAAGCGCGTGCCAGCCGTCGAAGCCGTCAACCGAGCCGACGGCCCCAGCCGCCGCAATAGCGTCAGGTAGTCATCCGCCGTTAGCGCGGTATAGCCACCGGGCCCGCTCATACGAAGGTCACCGTTCCAAGCGTCAACACTTCATTGGACGAAGCCGCCACGGCTCCCGCTGGGCTTGTTACAATGTGATATTCTTCGCCCTCAGCACTGCTAATGGCTGCGCTTATTTGTGACGCTTGAATGATGTAACCGCTCGAGCTCGGTGCAGCGAGGCGGATAAACATCTGGTTAAGCTCGTCTTCAATGGCTTGTTCAACGCTTGCCAGGCCGGAAGGCTGAACTTGAATAGTGAAGTTCACTTGGCTGGATACAACGGGCGTCACCGTTACCGCAGCCGTCACGGGTCGATTCGCATCAATCGCCGCTTCAACCGCTGCAATCTCTGCCGGTGATGGAATGATGGTGTTGCTGTCCACCCCATCCCCATCGACCACAAAGCGCACGCCGACTGTCCCGGCTCCGAACTCTAACGGCTCTACAAAGACGCGATCAACCCCAGATACTTCGCGCGCCCATCGTTCATAGTCAGCCACCGTGCCAGCTCCAGGCGGCTGCCGCCAAGCGATAAGGATTCGCTCGCGCCAATCCTCAAGGCTCTCTTCGTCCTGGCCACCCGTGATGGGAGTTGTGGCGTCAACCTCGCCCTCCGCATCAATGCCGGCCACCGTGCCGGCGAGCTCCCACTTGACACCGGCCACGCTATTCGGAGCCGCCCCGGCTTCATCGGCCTGCACCGTGACCGTGACCGTACCAGCCACCACCGTTCCACCAATGGTCACCGTGGCCGACACCCCATCTTCAACCCGCTGCACTTCCGTTCCAGCCGGCAACGTGGTCCCATTCGTGCCCGTGAAAACAAGGTCACCGCTCGCGAAGGTTGCAGCGATGCGCGACACACCGCGAATCTTTGCGTGCTCGCCAAGCCAGAACTCAGCGGCCGTGGTCGGCAGGATTTGCTCATATCCATACGCCACCGCGTCATGAAGCGAGCGCACGGCGCCGGCCAAAACTCGGGTAAATATCCAGCCAGGCGAAAACTCAACCCGCGCGTCTTCATTGTTCGTCTTCGCGTTGTAATCGCTTTCAATGCGCGCGATGAGCTCGCTTTGGGTAGGTGGTGTATATCCGGTATCAGCCATTGAAGATGCTCCAAAGGTCTTGCTCTTCAAAGATGGGGGTTGCGTCGCCGGCCTTGATGACAACCACCGAGACGGTCAACCGTCCACCAGCATAACCGGTGGACACGTCGAGCGCATCTGCCAAGCCATCTTCAATCATCCATTCAAGAGCCTCATAAATATAGTCTTTTGCAAGCCTAGCGGATTCAGCGTTAACGCTCCGTGACTCCAAAAGCCACAACCGCGAGCCAATCTGGCGTTGGCCGAAGCCATCCGCCCACCATCCGCGCCGGTCGTCGTCGGCCACCCCGAGCTCGTCATCGTCAGCCGCTCGCCGGTCGCACCGAAGCGAGATAAGAGCGCTCATCCGCAACCGGTCATCGCGCCGATGTGGGAAGATTTCCCATGCTTCGCCGTCGATGATTCCACCGTCAAGCGATGAATCGAAAGACTCTTGGAGCGGTTCAAAACGCTCAGGAGTCAAAAGGCCCCAAAGGCCACCCCAGCCACCGCCCCACCTCATCGCCTAACCTCAAGGATGACATAATCGGTGTACTGGGCCACCGGGTTTGGTGGCGTCGTTTGCGCCATCGTGGGATCCGGCGCATCGGTCTGCCAATAGTGATAAGTTCCGCTGGGGCTGTGAAACTTGCGGTTGAAGTACACATCCGAAGAGCCAGCGGCCACGGGCAAAATGACGCGCCAAGAGCTGCTATAGTAGCCGGAAGCCAATCCGGTTCGGAATGTGAAAGCCATAACCTATCCTATGGTTTACGAAGAATGATCTGGTCGGCCTTTTGATAGCCGGCGCTGGTGGCGCCATCGACATCGGCCGAGTCATCGATGCCGGTGGCTATTTCGGGGCATATCTCGCCTTGGGCTCCGTTAAAGTCAGAACGGCAAAGAACCAGGTTTTGCGTTAAGTGGTTGCCGTTGAAGTCTACAAAGTTTGGCGTTGAGCCGTTGAAGACATCCGAATTGCCGCGCAACGCGGCATATCCAGCCGTTGAAGTGTCGGCCGTAGTGTGGGCGTTTTCTACCGCGCAACGGCTTAGGCAGCTGGATCCAGGCGTAGCATAGCCCCAGGTGTTGGTTGATGTTTGGTTGATGATGCTCGGTTGGCCACCAAGCACCGCACACGGGTGCGTATCCGGGTCCGCGCCAACGCCATCCTGGCGCACTGGTCGATAAATGCCACCGCAAAGCAACCCGCTATCGCTCACTCCCGTTGATAGCACAATGCGAGCGCCAAACGATGTGAGCGCTTGGCCGGTCGGTCCTGGCGCTACGCCAAAGGTCGGATCATTGGTAGCAAAGAGCTCGAGCGTTGAGCCAGCGCCAGGGTCAAGGCTATCGTTCCACCGGATTGGCGTTGCGTTCACGGTGTTGGTCGCGCTGGCGAACTCGGTGGCGTTCGCCCATCCACCCCGGAAGGCAAAGCGATAGTTCAAATCATCGCCGGTCGTCTTCGATATCTCGCATTGCCAGGCGCCGCCTGCGGCGTGCGGTCCGGTGATGACCAGATAGCTGCCATCAAGCCAGTCGCTAGGCCCCGTGGGCGTGGCTCCGCTTGGCGTGGAGCCGTTCAAGCTCACGGCTGGCGTACCACCGTCGTCTACAATGGTGATGCCAGCGCTTGCCCATCCGGTCGAAATGGGGTCATTGGTTAGTTCGTCCCATATCGCGTGCATAACGTCTTCAACGGTTGCAACGGGGATGCCTCTTCCTACGGTTGCCATGATTGCTCCTATGCACTGAGGGACATGAAAGCCCCGCCTACGGTGATGATGTCTGCACTAGTCGAGCCAGTGACGCTGGCCCGCACTTCGTAAATCTTTTCAGCTTGCTTGAGATTGCCGGCCAAAGCCCCCACGGTCAGCGTTGCATCGTACTTGGTTGGAGCCGTACTGGTGATAGTTCCGATGGTCGCAACCGTCTCCGCATCGGTCAGGTTGTATAGCGTAACGGTGCCGGTGACGGCCGCACTCACCGAAGCCACCACGCGAAGGCGGAACGTGCTGTACCGGTCTTCGTAAAGGCTGGCATCGAAGGCGAATTGGCCGATGGTGACGGTGCCGGAAGGGTTCTCAACCACTTCATTCGAGGCAATTTGCTGTTGCTGCTCTGGAGCCGCAGCGGCCAGGATGCCGGCCAGAAGCGTAACCTCTCCAAAAGCGCTTTCGTAGTCGCTCCACTCTTGGTCTGAATCGCTTAGGTTGAAGCTACCGGCATAGGTGGAGCCGCCTTTATTCGCATCGGTGATGCGGATAAAGCCACCGGCATCGAGGTAAAGGTCATCGCCGTTCGATTGAAGAAAGAGCGCATTGTCGGCAATCACCGAAAGGTTGCCGTTAGTAGAGTTAATCTCTCCGGTGTTCTCGCCAATGCTCAACGGGTTGGAGCTCTGGTTATCCACCCGGATACCGTTGAAGACTTGGTTGCCCTGGCGCAGCGCCGTGCCATCGGCATCGTCCCAAAGCGCCAAGTCTCCCGGTGTAGTGTTTCCCACCCCCGGAGTGGTGAGCGCCGATGCGGCCAGGTTGGTGACAACCTCGGTGATGTTCGCGCCGGTAGCAGCCGCTATCGCACCCCGCAAGTCATCGCTAATGGCCTGTATCTCATCATCGTGCTTATTGTAATCGGCACCGTTCGCCACCGTCGCATCACCAGGGCTATCGTTCGCCGTGCTCTGCGGGTTCGGGGTGTAAGCGCTTCCAGGGTATTCGGCCATCAGTCAACCGCCTTCACGATGCTCGAGCCGGCTTGTGTCCGGCTGGTCAATGATGTCGGCGCCGTTGTGCTGGTGGCCAATGCGACGGCCGTGACCCAGGCGAAAAACGGCGGGTCAATCGCTCCATTGCTTAACACGTTGTCACCCTCTCGATTCACGCCTTTTGTTGCTCCCGCGCCGAGATGAATCTCGTTGCCCGCGCCATCTAGCTCAACTCGGTCGGCCATGAGCTTCACCACCTGGCCACTCGCATCATACATCACAACCTCACCCGGTTGTAGGTTTTGCGGCCGGTAGCGTCTATCGGCCACCACCAGCGCCACGTTTTGATCCGCGCTGGCGCTCAATGCGGCAATAATGCTTTCCGGTGAGCCATCGGCATCCGCGTCAACCGGGCGGGCGCTGTATCCGTAAGGCTCAAGGTGCTCAACCTCATCGTCTTCGTCGTCTGCAAGAATCTGCAATTGAAGCAACCTGAAGCGGTGGCCTTCATCGACGCGCGAAACCACCGCCCGCAAAATCAAGCCTTTGAGCTTGGCCACATAGGCATTCATCATCTCGCGCATCATTCCACCCGCTTCACCGTGGCTGGCGCATCGGCCAAAACTTGCTGCCGCCGCTTGTCGTCGGCATCGACATACAAGGTAACGGTGTCCGCTAATGCTGGGAGTTTTCGGCGTTTCGCCTTGCTCCGCTTGGCCTTTCGCTCATCTGGACCCAGCCTCACATATGCGGCCGGTGGCCTTAGCTGCATCTGGCAGACTTCGCCGCTCGAGCGGTCTTTGAGGTAATCGACATCGACGATCAACATCTCTGCAAAGATGCCGCAACGTTCATCGTCCACCGTGACGAGCTGGCCAGGCTTCCAGAGTTCCCCGTTGCTTTGCCTCCAACCGCCGACGGTATAGGTAGCGAGCGCAGCCGTGCCCGAAGCGTTAGCAGCGCGCCAGCGCGCCATCTCAAGAGCGCGCTTTCGGTCGATACCCTTTTCAGGTCGGATGAGTAACGGCCGGTATCGGCCAATCGTTTGGTCTGTGACGCTTCCAGAGACCAGCGCGATGCCATCGGCCTTTAGGCCATCGGCCGGAGTTTGCTGGCCACGGCATACATAATCAGAAAACAGGCCGGAGCCATCCGCCCGGAAAGAGCCGGTTAAGACATTGCCACCCGTGCCAAGCTGGATGTCGTCTTCTGCCCGCTTCGGTGGGTCATCCTCGAGCACCCGCGTTAACACCAGCCGGCCTTGCTCGTCATCGGTAACCAAAAGGCCGTAATCTTCAACCAAATCATCAATGGCATCGAACACCTTTGAGCCTTGCGCCACTTTGAAGCGTGGAACTCTGGTGTTGCCGTCAACCGTCGAATCAATAACAAGCTCGATGCCGTGAATGGTAATCAATCCCAAGATGATTTGCTTCAGCGTGCGCCGGCGCCATCGATTCGGCTTGGTGATGATGTCCGATTCCACCAAGTCAATCGTCTTCGAAGCACCTTCAACCGTGAAGGTGGTGCTTCGCTTGTCATAGCTATAGTCGCATCCGGTGGCGTAGCCGGTGACCACTGGCTCACCGTCAATCTTTACCACGGCCTTGGTCCCTGGCCGGACCCATCCGCTCGCCAGCTTGAACTCATCAGCCGTAGCCAGCTCGAAGCCAAAGGTGCGCGCCGCGCTTTCGAGCGATGCGCTTACCCGTATCGAGGTCCACCCGCCAAGCTCCACCCCTGCAACATGAAGCGTAATGACGCTCATTCGCTCAACACTTGCAGCGGCTCAGGCGACACAAAGCCGGGATGAGGGATGTTATTGCGGGCGATAATCTCATCCGCTCGCGAGCCGTCACCATAGAGAAATTGAGCAATCTCCATCGCTGAAGTCACCCCCGGTGGCGTATACGTCACCACCCTTGGAAGCTGCAACGCTCGATTGGTCAGGTCATCCCACATCGCCAAGCGCATTTGACGGATGGCCGCATGAAGCTCATCAAGCACATCGTCGCGCGCTTCGTCGGCATCGGCCAGCGCCTCGAGCTCGTCACGCGCTGCCACCGCATCATCAAAAGCCGTGAACGTCTCGCTCGCCGCAGCATCGCACGCGGCTGCAAAGAGCACCGTGCGCGTCACTATATCTACAATGCGCGCGTTCTGTTGAGCTTGGCGCTCGTTCGTTGTGCCGGTAGCGCTTAACGTGGTCGGCTCAATGCTTGCCACTATGCCTTGAAGCGTCGCGCGGTCCCCGATGGCATCGCCAATGCTTGCTAATGTGCCTGGGAAACTTTCGGCCGTTGTCAGCGTTGAAGCCAGCCGCAAGGCTTCCGCGCTATCTTGCGCGCTGCTAAGCGATGCCCTAACGGCATCAATGATGCGCGTGCTTTGCTCGCTCTTGGCGTCTTGGCCAGCTTGGCCCACGTAATCCGGCCCGGTGGTGCTGTACTTCGCTTCGTATTCGGTAACGGATGTCGTTTGGAGCTGGTCTGCTTTCTGGCCCACGATGGCCGGCTGGTCAACCGATTGCGCTGGGAACGGCCGCTGGCCACCCACTTCGGCAAACTCGAGCTCGAAGGTGGCCGCTCTGCCTTCGTCAATCGTCTCATTGATTGAGCATGAAAGCAGTTGCGCGGTAAGGGTGCCAAAGGTTGGATGGACCAGCGTTCCAGGGCCCCGCTCTTCAACCGCTGCGATGAGCGCATCCCTTCGCCGGCTGTAATCGTTGGCATCGGCATCTTGAGCGATGATGAAGCCTGATAATCGATAAATGCGCGTCTTTCGCCCAAGGTCGTCGAAGTAAACGCCATCATCACCAACCGGCTCTTGGAGCACGCCGTCACGCCCGAACTCAGCGCTTGCGCTTTCGGTCTCGAACGGCACACCGCGAAAGCTGGCTGGCCTTAGCTGGTCGCGCCACGCCACTATTGAGCCGCCTTGCGCTGGCCTTTGGCCTTGCCGCTAACGGCCAAACGCGGTGAGCCTTTCGCAACCGTGCTCGTCACCGTTCCACCGTCAACCTTCACGTTGACATCAACGGTGCCCTTCATCTCTTCAGCCTTCATGCGAGCCTTTCGTTGCTCAAAGGCTAAAAGCTCAGCCGCCCAGTCTCCAGGGTCTACAAAGGTTCCGCCTGCCGCTTCAGTTTGGGCTTTTGTTCGTGCGCGCCGGCCTGCCGTTCGCTCACCGGCAAATAAGCCCATGGGATCAGAGTAATCTTCCGTGATGGTCGCAACCGCGCCCGTCTTGCGTTGAGCTTCGGCCACGGGGTCTCTTCCGGTCGCGAAGTCGTAAGCATCTTTGATGGTGTCTTTGAAATACACCGCCGCAGCCGTCAGGCCGGCGATGGCCACGCCTACCGGACCCAGCGCCGCGACCGCGCCAATGCCGAACTTGGCAAAGTTGGCCAGGATTGGACCGGCCAACGCCACGCCCAGCGCAATGGCCACGGTCTTCAAGCCACCCATGTCATCAATGAACTTACTGACTGTCCCGATGGCCTCTTTGACCCAAGCGACCACCTTGGGCACCCCATCAATCACAGCCTGCACAAAGTCTTTCACATACCGCGCAATCTTCTCTTGATTGCCTGCCACTTTTAGCCACTCACCAAAGCGCCGTATCAGTGGTTCGAGCACGGGCAAAAGCTGACTCATCACTGTGTTGGTGGTGGCCTTGAACTGCTCTTTGAGCCGCTGTATCGCGTCGCTCATCTGCTCGGTTTGCTTGAGCGCTTTGCCGCTCATTACCGCGCCGCTCTCGCGTGCCTCCTTCGCGAGCTTTTCGATGCCTTCCGCGCCAAGCTCGCTGATGCGCGCCAGCTTTACCCCGCTTTCGCCAAAAGCCGCTTGAGCGATGGCCGAACGCTTGAAAGCGTCGGTCTCCTTCGCCATGGCGCCAAGCACGATGTCAATGGCTTGCTCTGTGTTCTTCGCGCCTTGAACCTGCCTTAGAAGGCCCTTGTCAACCTTCTTCAGCCCTTCGGCCAGCTCGCCGGTTCCGGCGCGTGCCTTGCCCATCGACATATTGAGCTTCTGAAAGGCCGCGCGAAGCTCTTGAGCCGTGACACCCTGCCGACCACCGATGAACTCGAACTCTTGAAGCCGTTGAGCGCTTAGGCCGATGGTGCGGCTGAATTTGTTGAGCTCGTCACCGGCGTCAACATAGCTCTTGGTCCAAGCTGTGACGCCTCCGATGGCCGCACCCGTTCCAAGCATGCCAGCCTTGGCCACCAAGCCAGTGAGCTTCGCGCCAACGTCGGCCACCGCGCCACCAACGGACCGCATCGTGCGACCCATCGAGCGCCGAATCTTAGCCGCTGCCCGTCGCAGTGGCGTCGATGCCTTATCTTGCGCCTTGAGAACCCCACTTATTTCAAGTTTCTTTGGCAATCCTCAAGGTCTCCCGCATCCAAAACAAAAATTCACTGGCCGTCATATCAAAGACATCATGCGGCGACCAGCCCCAAAACCGCACCATATTTGCTATGCTCTGGTCTAGTTGGCGTTCTCCTAGCTCGAGCCAGATTGCGCGAAAGGGTTAAGAGCCACCCCGATAGGCTCCGCGCACATTTCGATATCTGCAACGGCGATGTTCTCCGCGCTAGGCTCTGGAACGTCCGCAAGCCGCGCGATGAGCGTGGCCATGGCGTCAAGGTTGCCCTTCTCAATGGCCCCCATATCCACGCCTTTCACATCCCGCAGCGTGGCCGTCTTGAAAAAGAGCTCATGCACTTCTTCACCGTAGACCATGATGGGCTTGCGAAGACGGCATGATGCCACCGCGTTCTTTGGTGGTATGTATCCTCGAGGCATTAGAAGTTCCGGTCAAGGTCCTGCGGCATACACTCAATCCGGATGGTGCGCGTACCTTCGACCGCATCGGCCGGACGCTCACCAGCGGCATAGGCATTGTTGAAGACCCATGACTCGCCGTTGGCAAGGTCAATCTGAACGGTGCCATTGGTCAGGCCGGCCAGATAGTCTTCCATCTCAACATCATCGGTCAGAAGCTCTGCTTCGATAAACGGGATAGAAGGCCGCTCAATGAAGCCACCGCGACCGCTTTGGCCCACTTTGCCCTCGTTGACGGCGCGTTGAGCCTGCACCGTGCAGCTTGCGCCGATGCTCGCGATTCGGCCGTTAAGGTCGAAGCTCAGGGTCCCTGCAAGTTTCACAGCCATTGTCTAAGCTCCTATGAGAAGTCGAGTTGGAAGGCAAGGGTCACATCCCATTGCCTCAGTGGGTTGGCCAGGTCGGCTGGGAGCTCGCTCACCACGATACGCGAGCCTTGAAGCGACCAGTTGAGCCGCTCAACGAATCCGTCCATATCTTCCACCCAGCCGTTTCGGATGCCTTCGCGATAGCCACCGATGAGCACATCGCCAACCACCTTCTTGGCGGTTGTGACCTTGGACACACCCGCGCGAAGCCGCTTGTCATCGCTCACCAAGCTAAATTCAGCATACTTGGCACTGCGCTGCTTCCACACCCGAAGAAGCGCTTGGTTGGTGGCAAGGGTCTGAACCTGGAAGTAAGCGTCATCATCGTTGCCAAGCGCGTCCTGCTGATAGGTAGTCGCGCATAGGTCAACCGAGACTTGACCAGTGGTGCTTACCAGCGCCGAAGCAAGGCCATTGTTCAAGAGCGTATTGCGCTCCGTGGCCGTGAATCGGTCCGTTTGCGACGGTCCAAGGATGCCAGCGAACGCCGCTTTGCTGATGGGGTTGGCGGGACGCGCCGAAAGCGAGCCAGCCGCTACGCTCATCAGAGCCGCTGCAACCTCAAAGGATGGCGACGGGCATGAAGCCAAGCCAAGCACGCTGACGTGCTGGTCGTTGCGCGTAGCTCCGAAGGTCGTCAGGTTGGCCAGGCTGTCAACCTTGCACGCGAAAGCGTGACCGTATACCTGGCGCAGTTTGCCCCACCGGCCCGAATCCGTGTCGTCAAGCTCCGCGCCGATCGCGTTGAGCTCGGTTGCGCTGGTGTACGGAAACGCAATGTAATCATAGCCCGTGTCGCCCATCGATGCGATGGCATTGGTCAGGCTTGGGTCCGTTGCCCCGCCAGCCATGGCCACGATGGCGAGCGATACGCCAACCGGGGTGGATTCTCCACCGGCGAGCCCGAAGTAGTTTTGGCGAAGGTCGAGCTCATTGCCAACCGTGCCAGCGTTCTTCGCAGTCAGGGTGACCACCGCAAGCGCAGCCGAAGCCGTTAGGGGAAGGTCATTGTTGGCATTGATGGCCGATTCAATCGCGCTCGCGATGGCGGTATCTGCATCGCCATCGGCAACCGCAACGCTCACCTTCTGGCCGGCCACATACAGAGCGATGGTGCCGGCCTCCGCTGTGGTCACGCTCACCGTGATGGTTCCGGTAGCCTGAGTCGCTCCACCGTCATCGTCGAGCGGGATGACGTAAAGCGGGATGGTGCGATTGTTCGCGAGTGCTCGCTTGCACATCAAATGCGCTTGCGAGCCCTGGCCAAATAGCGTGATGGCCGAGCTCTCGCTCGTCACCAGCACCGGGGTGTCTGCGGTTGCAGCACCGGCCGCCGTCTTCTGGCCGAAGA